TCCTGCAAAGTCTTGGACTGGGGGCTGAACAACCAGTCGGCGGCTCGGATTCAATTCGTCGGGCGCTGGAATATTACGGGCTATCGTCAGACACTCAACGACCAATGCTTGAAACTCTAACCGGACTGACCCCGCCGAGAGCTGTTATGGGCGCAGCTCGGGCAGCAGGACAAGGAGCAGAAGCCGTTGGCAGGACAGCGGCTCCGGTGGCTGGGCAGGCACTTGAGAATTACATGGTGCGCTCTGGCGGCATTTTGCCGATGGCGCCATCTTTGCCGCAAAGTAAAATGCAACAAATTTTAGAATCTAGGCAAGCACCAGGTGGCGCACCAACAGGTGAAAGAAATTTGATATTGCCGCGAAGCGAAGGAATGTATACCCCAGGCATAACGCAAATTGATTTGCCACGATCTGCTGGAGGGCGTGAAATTGAATTTAATGAAAGAACGCAAGAACTGCTTGGATCTAGGGCGGCAAGTAATGCTATATCGCAAGCAATTAAAAAAGGCGAGCCATTAGGCGTCAAAGAATGGTACGGCACCGAGCCATTGCGTCAATTTGCTTTAAATGAAGGACTTTCACAGCAAGAATTTGACAGAATGCTTGCACAATTGGCTAGCGCATCGCAACGCAACCCAGTAGAAAAACAAACACAATTAGGTTCTTATTTGTGGAATCTTGATAAAAGTGGACAGCTAACACCAGAAAAAGAATTACTTACCAATGCTTTAAGGCGTCAGGGCGCAGAGTCTGGACCTAATTACATAGAATTACCGCCAAATATAGGCGGTCTGGCACAAAGTGCTATTTTTGATCGTGCCAAAACTATTGCCGCAGGGGATATTGAAAAAGCATTGCCGCCCACCGACAAATTAGGCACTTTTTATAGAAATTATTTAGGCAACCTTAGACCTGTAACGGTGGATGTAAATGCAATGCATCTTCCTATCATGCAGGCAAAACAAGCCGATTGGCTAGTGCCTAAATTTGTCAGAAAAGATGATAAAGGCAATGTAATTTATACGGTTTACCCTAGAAAAGAATTTGAAGAAGGTCGGTTATCAATGGCCGATGCATTAAAACGCACAGAATTCTGGAAATCTGCACCAGGTAGCGCCGGTGAATATAGTGGTATCGAAACACTATGGCAACGTGCAGCAAAAAGAGCTGGGGTAGATCCGGCAGAAGCGCAAGCGTTAGGCTGGTATGGTGGTGGCGACCTGACTAAATTAAGAAGTGCACCAGAAACATATATGGCAAATCTTGAAAGAATGGCTAGACAAAGAGCAAAAAATACTGGAAAAACTCCGCTTCAAGTAATGAAAGATTTTGTGCAAGGGAAAGAGCGATTAGGCATGGTGGGCATAGCAGCACCAGCCGCACCTGATTTACTTAAAGAGGAAAATAAATAAATGGAAGCCACTAGCAAAGGCGTTAAACCATGACCGCAGCCTGGACCCGAAAAGAAGGCAAAAACCCTGCTGGTGGATTGAATGCCAAAGGCCGCGCCAGTTACAAGGCCGAGACCGGTGGAACCCTGAAGGCTCCGGTCAAGTCTGGCGACAATCCCCGCCGCGCCAGTTTTCTGGCTAGAATGGGCAACATGCCAGGACCAATGGCAAAACCCAACGGGGAACCGACGCGGCTGGCGTTGTCTCTGAAGGCGTGGGGCGCCAGTTCTAAGGCTGATGCTAAGTCAAAGGCCGCGGCAATCTCAAAGCGGAATAAAAAATGAAGATTGAACAGGTAAAGCTAGATGCGCTGATTCCGTATGCTCGGAACAGCCGAACTCACTCTGACGCTCAAGTAGCTCAAATAGCTGCTTCCATCAAGGAATTTGGCTTTACCAACCCTGTTCTGATCGACGAAACGGGAAGCATCATTGCAGGCCACGGCAGGGTGATGGCGGCGCGGAAGTTAGCGATTACTGACGTTCCCAGTATTCGGCTAACCCATCTGACCGAGGCGCAGAAGAAAGCCTATGTCATTGCAGACAACAAATTGGCACTCAACGCAGGTTGGGATGACGAGATGCTGGCGGTAGAACTTACCGATCTGAAAGACATGGGCTTCGATCTGGACCTGACCGGCTTTAGCACCCTTGAAATCGAGGCGCTGCTGGCCCCAGTAGGAACGGAGGGGCTGACAGACGAGGACGCTGTGCCTGAGGTGCCTGAGGCTCCTGTGACCGTCATGGGGGACGTTTGGCTGTTGGGCAAGCATCGGGTAATGTGTGGCGACTCCACCAGCATTGATGCGGTTGAGAAACTGATGGAAGGCCAAAAAGCTGACATGGTGTTCACCGACCCACCTTATGGCGTTGATTATGACGGAGGCCATGCAGTAAAGGGAAAACGGCGCGAGAAACTGAAGAATGACGCAACTCCTGAAATATACGATGGCGTAATGCCTGTTATTTATTCCGTATCAAAGGATGGGGCGGCGACCTACCTCTGGTTTAGCGATAGTAAGTCGGCTGCGGTTACGGCTGCGGTTACGGCTGCGGGGTACGAGGTACGCAATACGCTGATATGGAATAAGAACGTCGCGCAGTTTGGCGCGATTGGAGCGCAATACAAATCAAAGCATGAGCCTTGCCTGTACTGCTTCAAGAAAGGTCATGCGCCTTATTGGGCTGGCCCTAATAACGAAGTTAGCGTTTGGGACATAAAACGATGCCCAAAGAATGAGCATCACCCAACGCAGAAGCCGGTCGAATTGGCTGAACGTGCGTTGGGTAACAGCAGCAAGGCAGGCGACAGCATCCTCGACCTATTTGGTGGCAGCGGTTCAACTTTAATTGCTTGCGAGAAAACAGGACGCATCAACCGTAGCATGGAACTAGACCCCAAATACTGCGATGTAATCGTCCAACGCTGGCAGGAATTCACAGGACAGACAGCAACGCTAGAATCAAATGGTAAGCCGTTCATTTCATTGAAAAAAGCTGCTTAAGCTACTATCTATAAAAAAGATGCCATTTAAATCGCACCGTCCGACCGATAAAACAAGGCAACAGGCTCAGAGTGCTAGTGGCCTCGGCTTGCCTCAAGACCAGATCGCTGCGCTGATTGGCATTGCGCCTGACACGCTGAGAAAGCATTACGAATTAGAACTAGGACTAGGCAAGGCTCAAGCCTCGGCTGCGGTGGCTAAGACGCTGTTCAACAAGGCCACAACGGGCGGCGACACCACAGCAATGATCTGGTGGACTAAATCACAGATGAAGTGGTCGGAAACCGTTCGGCAGGAGTTGACCGGCAAGGACGGTGGCGGGATCGTGGTCCACATCAACAACCAGGACACCGACCTTGTTTAGCGCCACCGCAGCCCAAAGCAGGGCAACAGGGCTGATGACCGGCGATGCCAAGCACGTCATGCTGGTCGGTGGATCAAGGTCGGGCAAGACGTTTGTGGCACTCCGAGCACTCATCATCCGGGCTACTCTGGCGCCTAAGTCTCGGCACGTTGTCCTGCGGTTTCGGTTCAACCACGTAAAATCGTCGGTCATCCTGGACACTTTTCCGAAGGTCATGAGCCTGTGCTTTCCGCAGCTCACCTACGTCATCGACAAGACTGACTGGTATGCAACTCTGCCGAACGGCTCTCAAATCTGGTTCGGCGGGCTAGACGACAAGGACAGGACTGAGAAGATTCTCGGCCAAGAATACGCCACGATATTCTTTAACGAGTGCTCACAGATACCCCTCTCGGCTCGCAACATGGCGGTCACACGGCTTGCACAGAACTGCGTGGCTACGGTAGGTGGTCAACAGCGGCAGATGCGTCTGAAGGCGTTTTACGACTGCAACCCGCCGAGCATGGCGCATTGGACTTACAAGATGTTTGTCAAGAAGATTGAGCCAGAATCGGGTAAAGCATTGGCTGACCTGGTCAACTTCTCAATGATGACCATCAACCCCCGCGACAATCTGGAGAACTTGCCGTTGGACTACATCAAAGAATTGGAGAACCTACCAGCCAGGATGCGCCTGCGGTTTCTCGAGGGCAAGTTTGCAGACATAGCCGCGGGCGCTTTGTGGAACGTCGAGATGATCGACACGCACCGCGAGACTTCTGGCCTGCAGGACATGCTGCGGGTGGTCGTGTCTGTCGATCCTTCCGGCAGCGGCGACACCGACAACGCGGGGAACGACGAGATCGGAATTGTGGTTGCCGGTTTGGGCATTGACGGTCGTGCTTACGTGCTTGA